ATATTATGTGAATAAAGTGTTGATTTTATAGTGATCTTACCGAGCAGAGTATAACACGAACTCGGTTTAATTGTCAATCCCTCGTTTATACTTTGTCAGGTTATTACAATTTTATAAATGTTAAGATTTATACATAATAATACTGTAATTCTTGACATTTTTCCACAGGTGATTTATAATAACTAAGTATACTCCACGGGGTCTAATCCTATGTCAGTTTCTAACTATTACGGGCAGAAGACTAAGTATAGAATAACACTAGAATTAGACGTACTTGATGACTTTAATCCAAGAGATATTGACTGGAACAAAGTATTACAAATTGAAGAGAATGAGGACTGTAAGTGTTACATAGAAGACGTAGATTGTCCGTTGGATTATTATAACTGAAGCTATTAAAGTGTCCCTCTTATATAAGGGTCAGACACTCTTAATTTACTCACAGTTTTTATCAATTTATTATGGCAGATTACGTAAACAGAGTATCACCGAACTTTGCAGAATTCTTGCTAGAAAATGCAAACAATGGTGCGGAAATCTTGGCAGTACTGGATGATATTGTGGAGGTGGAAGATACAGCACTTTAAATAACAATTAGTAAACAGATTAGGGGCAGGTTGTTGACACTTTGCCCCTTTAATGTTATGATGAATTATATACACTTAATGACCTTATGAGTTATTGACAGTTTCGACAGCGTTTTTGCCCCCTATGTTATATTTTGCGGTGCGGGCGTTGCGTTTATAAAAAACCGAAAGTCCCTAACCTACAACGAACCGAATTCGAGAGATATATATAAATTCCCCGAAAATTTTTTTTGACCTACTCAGGTTTGCTATATAAAAAAATCCCCCAGAAAAAATGGAGTCTGAAAAGGAAAATATAATAACATATCACATATATGCCAAAGACAGGTGCTTGTATCATAATTTAAAACAAGAAGAATTTGAGGAGACATGGGAACTACTCAACGTGATGGTAGGATTATTAAAAACAGATTACGACGCAGATGATTTGAGTTATGAGAGAGCTGCCCCCACTGTAGGTGTTGGTGGACCTGTGAGAATATTCTCAGAACCAGCAGGAGGAGATTCTTATTAATGAAACCCAAATATCAATGTGACGTAAAATTTGGAACTCCTGTTTGGCATGTGGAATCTAAATTGCCAGAAGGAGTAGTTGATTGGGCATTGGATATAGAGAAGAATGTAGAGAATCAAAAAAGAAGTACAAAACTTGGATATCAAAGTCCTCAGATGTATACTTCAATGGTGGGAGGCACTCAATATCCTTTGAATAATTGGGAAGAATTTCCATACTTAGATCATATAAAAGATAATCTTTCATTTTTTCCAAAATTTAATTTTCTAAACTACTGGGTTAATATCAATAGAAAAAATGCATATAATGTAAAGCATACTCATCCAAATTCAGACTTATCAGTTGTTTGGTACATAACTGATAGTAAAGGATTATTATTGCTTGAAGATCCATTAGCACATATAAGAGCAAAGTTATGTGAAAAGATGAATATACCAATAGATATTAGAGCAAACATTTCTGCAGGTAACTTTATAATTTTTCCATCAGACTTACCACATTTTGTAGAACCACATACATTAGATGAACCTCGGATAACCGTAGCATTTAATCTTTCTTTAGTATAACATTGACATATACATAGAATTACTCTATAATTGAAATGAAGTAATTACGAATTATGGCAAAAGGATTTACCGTTAAGGCCAAAGCACCGACTAAGGAAGCACCCAAATGGGATATTCCTGCAATTAAAGAAAGATGGAAAGGTAAGACTGTAGTATTCTGTTTACCTGGCAGAGGTTGTTCTTATACCTTCTTGAAGAATTTTGTACAACTGTGCTTTGATATGGTACAGTCAGGAATGAGTATTCAAATATCTCAAGATTATTCATCGATGGTGAACTTTGCAAGATGTAAATGTCTTGGTGCAAATGTTCTTCGTGGACCCAAGCAAATACCTTGGGATGGTAAACTTGAATATGATTGGCAACTTTGGATTGATAATGATATTGTCTTTACTCCTGAGAAGTTCTGGCAACTTGCTGATCTTGCCATTCCTGCTGAAGGTGGGGATAAACAGATCGCAGCAGGTTGGTATGCTACAGAAGATGGACATACTACCTCAGTTGCACATTGGTTGGAAGAAGATGACTTCCGTAAGAATGGGGGAGTTATGAATCACGAGACTGTTGAGTCTATGGGCAAACGCAACAAACCTTTCACAGTTGATTATACTGGTTTCGGTTGGGTATTAATTAAGAAGGGTGTCTTCGAGAATATGGAATATCCTTGGTTTGCTCCTAAGATGCAAGTCTTTGAGTCAGGTGGAGTACAGGATATGTGTGGTGAGGACGTGTCTTTCTGCCTAGATGCTAAAGAAGCAGGTGTGGAGACATGGTGCGACCCTCGCATACGTGTAGGACATGAAAAGACTAGGGTGATTTAATGGCAAAATCAACATCAGGTGCATGGGGAACCGTCAAACTCATCTCGGTTCCTAAAAAAACTCGTCAAGGACGCTCGGTTAACACACTTCTATCCGCAACTTCTCGCAATAAAGCAAAAAAGAAGTACAGAGGACAGGGAAAGTAAATGAAAAACCCTTGGATTCACAAAAAAGGCAAATCTGTATTGGATAAAAGGTCAAAACAATACAAGGGTAAAAATAAAAAAGGTAAAAAGAAATGAAAAGAGGGATTTCTCCCTCTTTTTTTATTGTTAAATAGTAAAAACATACTAAAATTATGGAAGACTCCAAAAAGAAGATGTTAAGAGAGGTTTCCCATGACCATCTTACTCCCAAAAAACGTGATGACTTGGTACAAAGTGAGATTTTTGGGAATTTTGAGGAGGATGAACTTGAGTATGACGACCAAATGATGATTATTTAAAATAATCGTTTGCAATCCTTAATAAATAAACAATAATTGCCGTATTAGTGTGCCAATAGAACGGGTCAGTCAAGGTTTTAAAGACATTAGCATGACATTTCAGTCTAATCCACTGAATGATGACCTTATTGCGATTAAAAATGAAAACGCAATTGCTCGTTCTATACGTAATATCGTCTTTACATTACCTGGAGAGAAGTTTTTTAATGCTTCCTTTGGTTCAAGAATCACAGAATCTCTATTTGAGAACATAGATGATATAAATGCTACTCTTATTGCTGATGAAATTCGTGAATCTATTGATATTAATGAACCAAGAGTAGAATTAAGGAATGTAGAAGCAATTCCTGACTTTAATAACAACGGTTTTGATGTAATTATTACGTATAATGTGATTGGATCAGAGATTCCATCACAAGAATTACAATTTATTTTGCAGTCAAGTAGGTAAAATGCCATTAGCTAATTTTTCTAACCTCGATTTTGATGAGGTAAAGACAACTTTACAAGAATATTTAAAATCAAACTCGAATTTTACAGATTATGACTTCGAGGGATCTAACCTGTCAACGATTTTAGACGTTTTAGCATATAATACTTACATTACATCTTATAATGCGAACATGATCACTAATGAAGTGTTCATTGATACTGCAACTTTAAGAAAAAACATAGTTTCCTTGGCAAGAAACATAGGTTATGTACCCCGTCCAAGGCAAGCAGCAAGAGCAACAGTATCATTCTTTGTTGATACTAATGGAATTACACCAGCACCTGCTACTTTAACCCTTAAGAAAGGTCCAGTGGCAGCTTCAGCAGTAACCTTTGCTGGACAATCATTTATTTTTTCAATTTTAAGTGATATTACGGTTCCTGTTCGTAATGGAATTGCAACATTTAATGATGTTCAAATATATGAAGGAACTTTATTAACACAAACTTACACATATTCTGCAAGAGTACCAAATCAGAAATTTATTTTACCAAATATTGGTGTTGATACTGATTTAATTGCAGTTTCAGTCAAACCAACCGAAGCTTCTGCAACAGAAACAAAATATAGTTCTCAAGATAGTCTTTTTGACGTAAAATCTGAGTCAAAAGTTTATTTTTTACAAGAAATTGAAGATGAAAGATATGAAATATTTTTTGGAGATGGAATTTTTGGAAAAGCATTAGAAGATGGTAATTTTATAACAATTAATTACATCACTTCTAATGGTGATGCTGCAAATGGGGTAAGTTCTTTCAATTTTTCAGGAAGATTGCGGTATACACGTAATGCAAGTTCATATACTGTTACAACTGGCATTTCTTTACTTACAACAGGCATCATTGCTGGTGGTGGTGAGGATATTGAGTCAGTAGAATCGGTTAGAAAGTTTGCTCCACGAATTTATGCTTCTCAAAATAGAGCAATTACTTCAAATGACTATGAATCGTTAGTTCCTGCAAGAATTTATCCAGAAACAGAGTCAATTTCAGTTTTTGGTGGGGAAGATCTTATCCCTCCACAGTATGGAAAAGTTTTTATTAGTATAAAACCAAAAAATGGTGATTTTTTACCAAATTTGATCAAAGAACAGATAAAAACAAAATTAAAGAAGTATGCAGTAGCTGGAATCATCCCAGAAATCCTTGATTTAAAATATTTGTACCTAGAAGTTGATTCAAAAATATATTACAATTCAAATCTTACAGAATCGGCAGATGCTGTCTCTAGTATTGTTCAAAATAATTGCAATAAGTATTCGGAATCATCAGAAATGAACAAATATGGTGCTAGATTTAAATATAGTAAATTTCTATCTATAATCGACAATAGTAATGAAGCAGTAACATCCAATATTACAACATTAGTTATGAGAAGGGATTTGAGAGTTGTATTAAATTCTTTTGCAGAATATTCTATTGGTTTTGGTAATGAATTTTATATAAAAAGAATGAGTGGGTATAATATTAAATCATCTGCATTTAGAATTGCAGGAATAATGGATGATATCTATATTTCAGATATTCCAAACACTAATAGGTTAACTGGATCACTATTTTTCTTCTCTGTTCCATCAATAGACTCACAATCTCCCGTTATTCGTAAAAGAAACGTAGGAACAATTAATTATAAAACTGGTGTTGTCACTATTAACCCAGTTAATGTTCAATCTGGAATGATTAAGGATGGACAGACTGTTATTGAAATATCAGCATGTCCTAAATCTAATGATGTGATTGGATTACAGGATCTTTATTTGCAACTAGATATTAATAACAGTTTATTTGATCCAATCGTTGATGAAATTGCTTCTGGATTAGATCCTTCTGGTTCTAACTATATTACCTCATCAAGTTATCATAATGGCAGTCTGGTTCGACCTGGTGGACGTAATAGTGGTGGTAATTCAACAACAGCTCGTAGATCTACTACTGTTGCAACTTCAGGTGGTGGAGGAGGTACTAGTGGAGGCACTGGTGGAGGTACTAGTGGAGGCACTGGTGGTGGTTCAGGTTCAGGTTACTAAAATAGAAAAATTATAAAATGTCTACAAAAAAAATCCAATTTAATAACATAGTTCAGAATCAACTGCCTCAATATGTCATAAATGAATATCCTTTAGTTGTTGATTTCCTAAAGACATATTATCAGGGACAAGAATATAAAGGTGGACCAATAGATTTGGTTCAAAATATTGATAGTTATATAAAAGTTGATGAACAAGTAGATCTTACTGAACATGTTGGATTAGGTGCTTCCATAGGTATCACTAATGATACAATTCAAGTTGATATGAAAAATAATCCAACAGGAACTTTGGGTTTTCCAGATTCCTATGGATTATTGAAAATTAATAATGAAATTATTACATATACTGGAATAACAACTTTTGCATTTACTGGATGTGTTAGAGGATTTGTTGGGGTTACCTCTTATCAAGATCCTACTAATACTGATGAATTAGTATTCAAAACTTCAAGTGCAGAACAACATGATAAGGGTGATTCTATACAAAACTTAAGTTCTCTTTTTCTTAAAGAGTTTTTGGTTAAAACTAAACATCAACTTACACCTGGACTTGAAGGAAAAAAATTATCTTCTAATTTAGATCAAAATATTTTTATAAAACAGTCCAAGGACTTTTATTTAAGTAAAGGTACTGATAGAGGTTTTGAGATTTTATTTAAATCTTTGTATAATGAAAATGTAAAGATTATACGACCATCTGATTTTCTTTTTACACCATCTAATGCGAATTATCAAATAACAAGAGATTTTGTTGTAGAACCAATTTCTGGTGATCCAATGAATCTTGAATTATCTACATTATATCAAGATACCAATAAAGATAATAATATTGATAAAGCATATGCTCCTATTACTCATGTTGAATCTATAAATGTCAGTGCTGGAACAACATTTTATAAATTAAGTTTAGATGCTGGATATAATAGAGATTCGAGAGTAGAAGGTTCTACATATGGAACTTTTGTCACTCCCCCTAGAACAAAAATAATTGGTGAAGTGGGTGCAGGTATTACTTTTTTAGATGTAGATTCGACAGTTGGATTTGGAACTACTGGTGAATTGCATTTTACTTATATTGATAATACTACAGGTGTGAGTTCATATACCTCTAAGAATCTAACTCAATTTTTTGGATTAAGTGGAATTGGTAAAACTATATTAAGTGGAACTACGATTGGTATTAATACTTTTTCATATGGAAAATCTGTTGTAGATCCTGATGAAACAATTGAAGTAAGGATTACATCGGTACTTGATGATCTTGAATATTCAGATAATAATTGTCTCTATGAAAAAGGAGATACTATAAGAATAAAAACTTTAGGGATTGGAGATACTGGATTTAAAGTAGAAGAGTGGTTTTATAATATAGCTACAGTATATCAAGTTGATAGTATTTCACTTAAGGATGAATCTGATTTTACTTATGAAATTACTTTAAAAACTAAACATGATTTTAAAGTAGGGGATAAATCTGTTGCAATCTTGGTTGGTAGTGATGGTAGAAATTTACCTGTATCTGATATTACACAATTAACATCTTCAAAATCTTTTATTATAAAAGGTCAGGGGCAAATCAATACAAATTTGTCTTATACCATAGAAAGACAAATATTAAAAACAAATGCTATAAATTTCCCTGAAGCATCTGTTAACTCTACAAATATACAAAACGTATATAAAGATAAAAAAACAGACAAACTATTAATAGCTTCTAATTCTATTCCAACATATGGATCTCAGTCATTAGGTGTTAGTGATGGTAAAATTGTCTTTGGTGGAAGTTTTAGTGGTGATGAATATGAAATTATAACCAATGCAACAACTACTCCTTCTGGAGTTCCTATTTTTGATCATGGATTTTATACTGGTGATGCAATTTATTATACACCGCAAATAATTAATGATGCATACGTAGATCCTACTAGTGGTACTTCCATAGACAATTTTGTTGTTAAATCATCTTTAATGGATGAAGGTTTATATTTTGTAAAAAGAATAAATGAAACAACAGTAAAATTTGCTAAAAGTGGTTCTGACCTCTATAATGAAAAATTTGTTAATATTGATAATGATGGAACAAGAACTGGTATTGTAACTGATAATAAAATTTCACCATTTAAATTTAATAATAAAACTTTAACTTCACAAAAAATATTAAGAGAAGTATGTCCTCCCGAAAATACGGGAACTGTATATGAAACTACACCAGGTCATACTGGTATATTGGTCAATGGTGTAGAGATATTAAATTACAAATCTTTTGATCAGGTTCATTATGGAGAACTTAAAAGTGTAGATGTACTTGCTGGTGGAAGAGACTATGATGTAATAAATCCACCGTTTTTACATATTAAAGATTCTGTTGGAACAGGTGCTACGGGATACTCTGCTGTATCTGGATCTTTAAGGGAAATGAGAATTATTGATCCAGGATTTGATTATCAAACACCACCAACCTTGAAAATAACAGGTGGTAATGGATCAGGTGCTCGTGTTTCTGTAAATATGGAATCTATAGAGCATTCTGTTGCTTTTGATTCTGATTCTCCTAGAGTTGGTCTTGGAACAACAGGTAGTTTATCTTCTACTATTGGATTTACTACTTTTCATAAGTTTAAAAACGCAGAAGAAGTTATATATGTAACGGACAATCAAGAGGTTGTTGGTGGATTAACTACTAGTTCAACTTATTACGCTGCACTTGTTGGAACTGGTGGAACTACAATAAGACTTCATAAAAATGAAGCAGGTGTTCTTGCAGGTATTAATACAATTACATTAACCTCTAAAGGAGTAGGAAAACAATTTATAAAATCTGTTAATAATAAATCAATAGTTGAATCTATTAATATACTTTCAGGTGGAACTGGATATCAAAATAAAAAAAGAACTGCTCCTTCTTCGGGAATAAAAACTTCTTCAAATTCTATAAAAATTGAGAACCATAGTTATGAATCTGGAGAAATTGTAACTTATACATGTGATGGAACTCCAATAGCAGGACTTACCACTTCTACTGATTTTTATGTCACTAAAGTAGATGATGATAATTTCAAACTTTCAAGTGTTGGAGTTGGAACTACGAGTAGTGATTTTTATTATAAAACAAAACAATATAGACCTCTTACAAATATTGGTGTAGGAACTCATATTTTTAATTATCAAGATATTTCTGTAAATATTACTGGAGAGGTTGGTATCAATTCAGTTGGATCTGATACTTTTGAACTTAAGGTTCAACCTATAATCAGAGGTGAAATAACATCAATCCATTTATCTAATAATGGAGTTGGTTATGGAGCATCTGAGATTATTAATTTTGTTAGAGAACCAGAGGTAACTTTCTTATCTGGATCAGATGCTCAAGTAACACCTGTTATTAGTGGTGGTAAAATTATTGAAGTTATTGTAGAAAATAAAGGTATTAATTATAATTCTCCTCCAAATTTACAAATTAGTGGGGATGGTGTAGGTTGTGTTATAACACCTGTTTTGAAGGTAGTTGATCTTAACGGAAATGCATCTTCAGTTGGAATAGGAACGACTATTAGTTATGTTTTAGATACTGTTAATATACTTCAACAAGGAGGTGGATATTCTAGAAATAATACATCTATTAATATTATTAATTCTGGAACTGATTGTAAAGTTAGTGCAAATATTCAAAATTGGAATGTTAATTTGTTTGAAAAGTATTATCAAACACAACAAATTAGTGATGATGATGGAATTGTCAAAGATGGAAATATTGAATTGCAATATAATCATTTATATGCTCCTAGAAAACTAAGACAAACTGTTTATGCAACTAATCAGGAGGGTGCATCTCTATATGGTGAACCAGATCTAAAAAAAGTTAATGGTCAAGAAACTGCATCAGATAATCACTCACCTATTATTGGATGGGCATATGATGGTAATCCAATATATGGACCTTATGGGTATATAAAGAAAGCAGGTGGAACTGTATCCCAGATGAAATCTGGTTATGTTGAAGAAGCCTCAATTAAAGAAAATAGACCACCATTAAGTATTTTCCCTGCTGGATTTTTTACTGATGACTTTACGTATAAAGCAGTAAGTGATGAAACTGTTTTAGATGAGAATAATGGAAGATTCTGTGTAACTCCACAATTCCCAAGTGG